AACAACATGACAGGGCTCATAGTCATAATGAGACGCGGTCTAAGGTGATAAACACCATCGACATTTTTGGCTGAATTTTCCAATTTGACAAAACACGAATGTGAGTCATATTCGGGTGAAGCAAAACCAGACTCGTAAGCTTGGTATTGTTTGATCATCCCGTCGATCCAGAATTGGGAACGTTTCCCATGATAGTGACTCCGAAAGAAAGTAACTGGATCCTCGTCATGCAATTCTGAGCAGTCAGTTTCATCAATGAAACGACGCAAGAATGATGTTGAGAATCTAATAAATTCATCGATAGTACTGTCTTCTGGTTCTTCGTAGATCATGGATCTTCCACAAAACGCAGCTAAAACACCAATTTGGTCGGTCACAGGAAGCAAACCAGGACCTAAAGGACCTTGGTCACTAATTGGAGACCCAATTGGGCAAGCTGCTAGTGGACGATCTTTCTTCACGGGATCTCGCTGCAGTTTGAAAGACTTAACGTAGTTTGCGCCTCCCAATTTCATTTTACCTTTCAATTGGTTTGCTGCAATAACTCCTAAAGCACTTTTGGAAACATAAGCAAGAGATGACATCGTGTTGACAGCGACGAAACCACGATTACCTATGGAGCGTGGAACGACATTGGTTTTCTCCAAAGTGTTCCAAACATACCATACGTAGGCCCGAGTGTTCGAGACAACGCCCTGTTGTTCGGTGTAATTAGTACCAACGAATTTGAGACGATTGAGAAACTCCCAATTGAATTCATCGATATGCTCTCTGGGGAACTCTTCGAGTTTACTGTAAATAACTTGAGCAATTGAGTTTGAAACAACTAAACTGCGGACGTTAAACTTAAAACCGAAATAACTCCAGAGAGGTAAACCGTTATTAACATAAGCGAAAAATCTATTGAACATCGTCAATGTTAGATAGGCTACGGAAGCTATCATTGTGACATTGTACATAGCGCTCTTGAAGTCGTAAATTTCGACTTCTTTAAAGTGAACTGGGTCAAATTCTTTCTTCAACAGGTTATGAAAATCAACTGAGAAAAACAACTCTAAACGGTTGAGAATTTCCAAGACGTGAATCACATAACGAAATCTGTTGACAAAGAAGACCGGGTATACTTTAAGCAGTAAAACCAATCGACGATAGGCAAAGGTGAAAATTATCACACAAAGGCCTGATGACCAACGTGAAAAGAAGTTAAATTGATTCGATACGACGTTTAGTAAACATAAAATGTAACTTAACATCAAAGTGACCGAATACAAAACCTCGATTTTATCAACGTAGGTATCGATTATATTGACTGACTTTTGGTAGATGCGGTTATAGTACATATACATCACCATCGCATATATCAGACTAAAGAAAAACGCAGGATTGAATTGAAAAACTTGAAATTGTGAAACAGATGAATAAGTATCCGTTATTTCAATTTTTTCACGACGTAAGTGAGGAACTCTTCTGTCATTTCCGTTAGTATCAATCAAAGAATGTTCTTTAACAAACTTTTCCTCGATTGAGAAAATGAAAGGCAAATCAATCACATCACGCGGCGCTGGCAAAGGCATTACTTCCGTTGTTTTTGGTCCGATTAGCGGAACGAAGTGGCCGACACTCATTGTGCCATCGACTAATGCGCCCGACTGGTATAGTATAGCTATCCACTCAGACTCATCAGGATTTTCAGTTTTGAAAGTCACCACATATTTCTCGGAAACATTGATGTCACCAACCAAACCATCCACGCCTGCTGCTTTGAAACTTGCTAGATCAAATTCATTCAGCTCTTCAACTCTCTTTTCAAAAACTATTAAGTTCTTGGAACAGTAGGTTGTAGCATAAACTGAGAGATAATCAGCTCGTCCAGCATCGTAGGGGTCAGTTATAGCACGATCCAAACAAAATTTCTTGTAACGAGAAAAATCGGGTTCAGTGCCGTTGCAAGCGTCTATGGACACGTAGCCACAGAATGGATTCCCAAGACAGTCCACAGGATTCATAGAATCGATGTAGTTCTTCTCAGAAAAGCTTGACAACTTGTGAGTTTTAATACCATTTAATTGTTTCCGGTATGTGAATGTCTTCCTAAAGGTTTCGATATTTGAACCATCGACAACAGTGGCGGCTGTGTCTTTGGTTGGGGTCCCTTTATCTTCAACATTAGCATCTGGTTTTTGTTCATCAGCTGCTTTGGCAGCTTTCTTCCTTTCTCTCTTCTCACGGTTCTTCTGGGCTTTACTTTTGCCCTCCGTTGGTGCTGGTGGACCTGGGTTGCTTGGCGGAGCAACGTTGGTCTTGACCTGCCCTTTCTTGGGAGGAGCTTCTTTAGAACTCGGTTTGGAGTTGCCTTTTTCCCCCGGCTTCTCCATACCTCCTAAGGGTAATGAACGGGCTCGTTGCTGAGAGCCCAAATCTATCTCATACAAATCGCGAATTATAGCTTCATGACTAGCAGCGAAACTAGCTTGTGCCGCATGTAATGAACCATCCGCAATCCGGATGCTGTGGAAATGCTTAGTGACTCCATTATCGACTATAGAACCATTGGGATAGAACGCAGGTCCGAATCTTTCTACGATTTTCTTGGCTTCAGCAGTAGTTGACAGAATGCGTAGCAGACGCGTTTTCATTGAGGTCAACTGCTCCGTAGGGGTCAGCCTAAATCGCATGATGAAGTATTTTAATAGAAAAAATTTCCACGAGTCATCGTAAAAGGTAAAATTCTCACTGAATATGATTCTGCATATCATTGTTAACGCTGTTTTTCCTGATTCTCCAGCGAATTCTGATATATACTTTGAGCCAGCGGCAGAATCACCCCATTCAAATAAGTGAGCCATCCGGTTGACACGTTTTCCGTAACCGTGTCTTCCAGGTTCCGTTCTTGTTCTGTTACCTAAGAACGCTGGTTGGGGTTTGCCAGGACGGTGCCTTTTTTCAGCTCTCGTCCTATTGTCGCGCCTCTCCTGAGCTCTTTCTTGCTTCTCAGTAGGTCGCTCCTCGCGTTGTCTGGATTCTTTGTGTTTTGTTCCAAAATATCCAGTTCCTTCAGACTTGGCCCTATGGCCGCTTTGTTTGTTTAACTTTTCGGCTTTTCGGTTGTTTGAAGGCATATTTCGCTAGGGTGGCCTCATGGTAACATGAGGACGCTTACGCGTAAGTGAGACTGGGGTCAGTCAAGTTCTTGATAAGCTCAAGCCGCTTTGTTCCCTTAAGGTTGGGATTACCTCTCCACTTTTTGCCGTGAAGTAGCGACAGCCTAATCTAAAGCATTGACAAGAGCATCAAACCTCCTTTTTGGAGTGCTGCTTTCCCGGCTTCTTTTCCTACTTTGATTAGCTCTTCCTTCAAAACCTTCTTAAAGGGTTTATTAGGTTTACTTGGCTTATTTCGGATTGCCTGGGCAGCGGCTGTTTGAACTAAAGCAAGACCGTCAGCATCTGCAGACGATTCAGACAAACTAGCTTGAGCGAGAGTTCCAATGTATTCAACATGTTCAACAACTTCAAATTCGAATTGATTTCCAGGGACTCCAGTAATGATCGCTCCTAAAGGTGTAGCTCCATAATTCGCATCTAGCGAATTGGAGGTAAGGGGTTCACCTAATGAAAAAGGATATGATCTGAGAATAACTGAAGATGTCGCTGAATCTGCTGGCGAAGCAGAACAAAAACCGAATTCTTCGTCGGAAATACCAAAACTTGTGACCCAACATTTCTCGCGGGACGAACCCGGCGTTGAGAACTCGGCTTCTAACCTGGCCCCTAATTGGGACGCGGTCAGGCCGTTAATGGATTGATGATCTGGTGATGAATAACAAATGAGTCGACCTCCTCGATTTAGTTCGGTTCCTATATATTTCAAACTGATAGAACAGCTGACAACTCGGCCTTGAACTGATGTGGTGAAAAACGTGGAATTTTCAGTGGT